GTTATACCAGTAGGTGCTCAGATTGGTGGTAGCGCGGCGAGTCGAGGCGGACGTGCTGCTGGCGCGCGTGCTCCACGCGCTGTTGTGACGCGCACTGCTGCACCTACTATGCGTCAAACACTTGGACCTACATATTATAACTCAGGAACTAATTTTGCCGGTGAAATGGTAAAGGGAATGGGTATGATGTATGGTCTCCAGGGTATTATTAGCGGTTTGTCAAAAAGCATAAAGGATGCGATTGAATATCAAAACATCACTCAGACTACTAAAAATATCTTGAAGTCTAACTATACTGGGCGTAGTTTTGATTCCGACTTTGGCAGCATGGAAAGCACTATCCGTAATATTGGCGTTCGTACCCGATTTACAGCTCCAGAGGTAGCCGCAGCCGGTAAGTTCTTGGCGATGGCAGGACAGGACGTTAATGAAATCAGGGATAGCATGGGGTCTATCGCTAATCTTGCGCTGGTAGGTGATACGGATTTGGGACAGACTGCGGATGTTACAACCAACATTATGTCTGGTTTTAACATTAAGGCACAGCAAATGGACCGTGTGGCTGATGTGCTCGTAAAGACCTTTACGATGTCTAATACCACATTGATGGAATTGGCTGAGTCGTTCAAGTATGTAGGTAGTATCAGCCGTCAGGCAGGATTGAAATTTGAGGACGTTGCAGCTGCAATGGGTGTCTTGGGTAATGCCGGTGTTAAGGGTTCTTCAGCTGGTACTGCGCTTCGAAATATCATCTTTAACGTAGCCAGCCCGACAAAGAAGCAGAAGGAGGCATGGGATGCCGTTGGCATTAAGACTAAGGATGAAAACGGTAATGTCCGCAGCATGGTTGACTTATTTGCTGACTTGGGTGAATATACCAAGAATATGACAGGTGAGTCTAAGATCAAGCTGTTTAGCGCATTGTTCTTTAAACGAGCATCCACATCTGCTGCGTCATTGGGTATTAACGCGGCTAACATTGGTAAGATTTTTCAGGCTACGTCTGGCAGGGGCAGCATGGGCGTGGCGCATGATTTGGCATGGGCTAAGAATAACATGACTGTTGAAGGATTGTGGTATCAGACGGCTTCAGCATTTACTGAGGCGGGCATGAAAGCATTTACATCTATTCAGGGACCGCTTATGGCGTTTTTAAGGGAATTGACAGAAAAATTCAAAACGCCTGAGTTTACCGAGCAGATGAAGTCAGGTATGCAGTTAATGCTTGATTTGGTTAAGACTATCGTAGATGCTATAGGTACGATAGGCAGGATGTGGATGAATACGCCAAGTTGGTTAAAAACGCTGTTCAAAACATTTGTAACCATTCAGATGTGGATGTCTATCGTGTTTAGTCCGTTAAAGGCAATACTGTCCACTGTCGGCACTTTTGCTAATACGTTAAGAGGCGTTGGTGCAAAAGTCACTGGTGCTTTTGGATACGCTGCTGGTGGCACTGCGGTTCGTACCAATGTTGCCGGTTTGCCCGTTGCTGTAAGAGAACGCAATAATAATTTTATTAGCAAGTGGGGTAGAAAACAATATCACGCCGCATTGCGAGATAGGTGGGTGTGGGTACAAAGGCAGACTAATCGTAGATTGGGGCACTATGGCGTGCGTGACATTTGGGGTGTCCCTATGATGGATAATCGTACTAATAGTAACTTGTTTAGGTCGGCTACAAACGCATATATGCGTATGCCCCCAACACAATTTAATGAATGGGCACAGAATCGTGCTGCCTCTCGTCAGGCTGCTTTCCAGCGTCTTCAGCGCATGACATCAAATAGAATTTGGAATGGTGGTGGACGAATGGCGCAAGTAAGTCGGGCGATGCGTTTAGCAACAGTTGCTAATATGGCAGGACGCGCTATGACTGGTTTGGGTGGTGCTATTAAAGGGGTGCTTGGCTTATTAGGCATTACGCCTTGGATGCTTGTTATTGGCGCAATCGGTGCTTTTGCTTATGGTATTTATCAAGCTCATCAGGCAGCTGAAAGAGCAAGCGAAGCATTTACTAAGATGACAGCAGCTGCTACATCTATGACTGAAGCCAATATTGATTGGAGCGATTCAAATGCGCTTATTTTGAATCAAATGGGCGTTATGTCTTCGTCGTTATTGGATGAAACTGAAAGGGTGCAAGCAGCAACAAGGGTTTGGTCTCAATTTTGGACTGAGCGTTCTGGAGCTAATGCGCCTGACCCAAAGATTAAATTTGGTGAAGGGTTTTTGCCATATCAAGATGTACTGGACGCTACCACCGGTTTTGCTGGCATTTGGAATGTACAAACGAATAAGAATAAAGCCCAAGAACTTCGAGACAGACTTGGGCTAAGACCTAATGGTGGTGGTGGAGGAATAGCAGGACTTAACAAGCGTATTGATGATGATGACGCTTTACAAGCATTGATGGTGTACGAATATGCCCGTAGCGGTGATAACGCACATGTTAAAGCGTATAAGCGCTCTCTGATCGAAGATATTAACTCCCAGAATCTGATAAAAGTTGCTTATAACAAAAAGAGCATGTTTGGCGGTTATAAGGGAGCGTTATTGCATGGCACTTCAGATACTTATGGTTCTGATTTGACAATGAAAGGCGTGACTAATACGCGAGCCTTTGCGCTTGGTACAAATGCAAGCATCCAGAATTTATATAACTCTGTTACGAAGACATACTCTGGCATGGCACAAAGTTGGAATAAGTACGGCGGTCAAAATTTCGACACTAATAATAGAGCCGCCAGCGATTTCATTGCCAGCATCATGGGTCTTGCAGGTTGGAAGGATGAACGGGGCAAGTATCGTAGCGTTATGGGCAAGAACTGGAACCAGGGGGATTGGCGCGCAACTATTCGTCAGGCAGCTGGAACATATATGAAAAGTGACGGCACACAAGGACGCTATAGTCAAGCCACTACTGACCGCAACATCGTTCAGATGTACAACGAGTTTATGCGTGAATACGGTGCAATAACCGACCAAGCAACGCGAGCTGTATTGGAACCGTTTACTAAGAAAGAAAACTGGGAGCAGTTTGCTTATGGTAACAAGCTTAATTGGGGAAGTAATGATTTAAGCAGTGGTGGCGGTCACGGAACGGCAACTTGGAGCGCACCTGATCAGGAGCAGGCTCGTATGAAGGGTTATGGTTCAACGCCTAAGCAGATTATTGTGAACATAGATAATCTGATGAAAATTGATAAAATTGACGCAACCGACGAACGAAAAATGGAGGCGATTGCTAATCTTAAACAAGAACTGGCGCAGGCTTTGATTGATGTTGTAGCTGATGTTGATGACGAGTATGGACGTGGTTCAAGCATAGGAAGTTAATTGATATGGCAAAGATAAAGAGTTTTTCTGATTTAAAGTTCGTTACATCGAGGGGCAGCAATGCAGCTGCCCAGATGGGCGACTATACATTAAATTATCTGTTTAATGCCGCAGCTAAAAAAGGCAACAGGTATTCTGGCGACGGGAGCGGTCTGACTTTCAGGACTGCTCCCCACCCTGATATTTTTACGACTGCAATCAAGTGGCGTGCATATCAGGCTATGCGTCATGCAGTGCGCGACGAGATTAACGACTACAACAATAAAAAGCTGTATCAGGCAATAGCTGGTGAGAAAAGCGTGTTTGGACAGAATAAGAAGAACCTATCTCAGCTGATTGTCAAAACTCAGTTGGCAGATATGGAAACATTCAATGAGCTTGGCATTTTCTTGAAATATATGGGCAAGGTGGCAAATGAGGCTCTGGTGATGTGGATTCCTTCAGACACCCAACACACACTGACTTTTAAGACTTATGCCGACAAGTTGAAAAACCTGTCGCACGGTTATACCAGCAACAGTGCTTCTGAGTTGTTCAATGTAGATGACCCTATTTCTGAACTGTCGGATACAGTCAAGGTAGCTGCTGATCCAGTCTTCATTGATTTAGGCGCAATGGTAGAGTTCAGCTCTGAGAACAATATTATATTGACAAAGGTGCAGGGGCGTGATTGTAGCCGTAAGGAATTTATATCTGGTGGGGATATGCGTTTCTCAGTTCAGGGCTGTATATTCAGCAATTACCCTGATGTCTACCCATATTCAGAGGTAAGCAAATTGCGTAAGATATTCCAGCATAAGGGGACTGTTAAGGTGGCAAACCTTATGTTTGACCAGTACAATGTTACTGAGATAGTTATTACGGATTTTCGTATGAGCCAGCAGGAAGGCTTCAAAAACAAGCAGCCGTATTCCTTCAGTTGTGTGGCTATCGAGCCTGATAAGGTTGAGGATGTTGTTAAGGATACTATATCAGTAGCTAATGCCGTGATACAGGAAAAAAAGGGTACTGGCTGGACCGATGCCCTCCAGAAGGTTACATCCTTGTCTGCTGACCTCGCTAATGATACTGTTAATTATCTGTTGGATTCTACAATCGCGAAGATATGATATTGAAAAGTTCACCATATAAGGATTTTCCAGATGGTCTTGATATTCTTTGTTGCAAGATTTTAATCTGGAATGTTACTGACGAAACGCCTGCTATCCTTCCGGGCGGTGCTGACCCGCCAGAGGATAAGTGTATGGTTATCCGTGAGTGTTCGTCTATCGAAATCGTGGATACATACAAGAAACTTATCAATACAGCCGTTGTAAAGTTTCCGCGAGGTACTATCATTCGTCGCCCGGTTATCAGTGCTAACGATATTACAAACGCGGAAGATGAAAAGGTCTATACGATATTGGATGAGAAGGGCACTATTGTGACGAGGCGCAACAATACGTCTCTGATGACAGTTAAGGATTTCAAGCTTAACCAGCGAATACGAATTTACCTTGGGCAGTATCGCTATCGTCCGGACATTGTGTTTGGATCAGAATTGGAGCGCATTACCTTTATGGATTCGGTATGTCGCGAAGGCGGTCCTATGTTTGACGGCTATATCACAAAATGCTCTGTGTCTACGCCAGTTGAATTGAAATGCGAGAATTTGGCTGCTGCTTTAAAGAAAAAGAATTGCTGCAAGGCAGAGATTACCAGTGGCGACGACTGCACCGTCAAGGATGTTCTTTGTACAAAGGAAGAGGGCGGAAAATACGGTTTGCTGGCTGGAACAGGACTGAAGGTGCATCCAGATACATTGCGTGAAAAGACAGAAATCGGCAAGATGAAATTTTATCCTGACGAGACTGTAGCCGATGTGCTTAACAACTGGTCGAAGAACAAGCTGTTTTGCTTTATCCGTCCAGATGATGAAGGCAATCCATGTGTCAAAGTAGGACGTTCGTATTTTTCAACCAATACGGCGATGACGGTTGTCCGGAACGAGCAATCTTCAGTTCCTATTCATTTTAACTATCATGTAGCTGAAGATGGACTTACATTGCTTAATTCCGATGCGTCGCTGCTGGCTGTCGAGGCATCTTGCCATCTGAAAACAAACAAGCCGGGTGGTAAAATGTATAAAATAACATTGCGTCTGAATCCTGATTGGACTGGACCGAGCGATAACAAGCATGAGAAATTCCAGTTGCTCAATGAGGCATCGTTTACCAAAAAGGAGCTGAAAGATGGATATATCATGAAAAGCAACGGCAGCGGTGATAAGATAGATTTGACAATGTATACGGTTGTCCCATTTATGTCGAAGAAGCTAAATTGGGATTTCAAGAAACCGGGCGAACATGATAAATTCATTGCCGAGGCTAAAGCTTATTTTGAGGGCTTTCATATCAGTGGCATTGACGGCACTTTAACCATTTTTGGCGATTTGCGCTTGCGCTCGGGACAAAAGGTGGAGTTGCTGGACCGGCGTGCCCCTGAAAAGAACGGCTGGTATTTAGTTGATGAAGTAACAACCAAGTTTGGTGCTAACGGCTTCAGACAGGTGTTAAAAATACCTTATTGTATTGCAAAACCTGAGACAGAATGAACAAAGAAATGTCCGACATAGAAGCGAATCATACCATTTCGCGGTGCATCCAGCAGATTGCTAACAAGCGCCTGTTGAATAAGCAGGGACATGTTAGGGAGGCAGCTCTTGTAACAGGATATGTCGCTCAGATACATGATAACGAAGGCGATGATTTGTACGGTACTATTGACGTGCAGGAATACATTCCCGGCTTGACTGAAGAAGATAAAGCAAATGGTGTTGGCTATCATCGGGGTGTCAGATTATCAGCCATCCAGAACAATATGGAGGGACAATATGTCATTCCATCTTTGATGTCTGAGGTGATAATCCGACAAGACCCGGAAACTCTGTATGAGTATGTAGCTGGTATGTCCCATGCCCAGACCATTCAGGTTCAGGCGCATGATACTGCAACCATTGGCGTTGTTGAGACTGACAAATACAGTAAGGA